TACCTATGTTTTCTTCAGACATTACGTAATCTCCATTAAACTTACTAATATTTTTACACCATTTCCAAGTATTTTAATAGCATCTTGTTGCTCTAAAACGACAGGATGTGTAAGAATCTCTGACTCTGCACCGTCTGCTAAACTATCTTTGTAAAGCTCTATTTCTAAAGGAGAGCTAGCATCATAATCCAATACAGCTACAGTAGTTGTTACTGCACCACCCGTTTGATTAGACAACCTAATGCTTTTCACAATAGCTGTCGTAGGTAAAACTGGCGGAACGGCGCCAGAATTAGCTGTAGGAACTGTATAAACAGCTGTATTTGACCCTGTAGCGGTCTTAGAAAAACTTTTAAAACTATCCGCCAAGGAAAAAACTCCTTGCTGTGGATTCATCTTTTATATCTTGTTGGAATCCAAAATTTAATTGTTGTGTTATCTGCTCTAACACACGAATAAGCGCATCAAATTGTGATGGTTCATATTCTGGTGTTGAGTCAGGTAATCTAGTTGTTGCAATTTTTGCCATTATCTACCTCCATCTGGTTTTACATCTAGTCTTAGCGTGCCATAACGCCAATTAGCACCAACATCAGTGCTACGTATGTCTACATTTGCTTGTCTACCTCTACCACGCAAATCGAATTTAGTGGTATTTGTAGTTATTGTTCTTGATATATCAGTTGAAGTTTGTGAGGGAAATGATTTTAAACCTAATTTTATAGTTGCATCTCCCACCTGATCTTTAAAATCTGGTATGCCTCTACTTATAGAAAGCATTTGTTGACCGTCTTGTATATCAAAATCACCAGATGTAATAAATGCTGTCATAGCAGTGCCATCATCATCAAATCCTACTTCATGTTCATAGAAAGTTGTTGCCCCAGCTGTTAAACCTATGACTGTTGGCGTTGTAGCAGTATTATTAGGAAAATATTTAGTTGCATATGGCTGTTGGTAAACACCGTAATCCGACCAAGTTGTTCTATCTAAATTAGATGTGTGCCATGACTTTTCTAAATAGTTGTACGTAACTGCTCTATCTATTTGTGTCGATGCTGCAGAAGGATAAAACCACGTTATCTCATTAAATTCAGAGTTAATACCTGCATAAGTCTCAGGATAATTGGCAATACTAAAATCTTCAAACACATAATCTTGTACACTACATGGTAATTTTTTGACTGTACCATCGTATAAATAAAATGAATTTTGAGACATCCAGTAAGCAACACCATTAATGTCAACGGCTGAATGCACACCAACAGCACCACAATTGGCGCCGAGCTCTACTAATGAAAATGTGAAGGGAGCGCCTACAAACTGCAAAGCATGTAAAGAATTGTCTGTCCACACCAATACGGCGTTTCTAGATCTAACTGCAGCTACTATTTTAGAGCCATCCTGTATTCTAAAAGAACCAGATGTATTAGTTGCTGTTGGTGTCCATGTTGTAAAATCCTCTTGTGATGAGAATCGTAAAAATAAATCATCTCTTGTTGTAGCATCCCCAATCGTAGTTTCTGTGCCAAATAAAAATACGTGTCTATCTGGCATTGATACTAGATTAAATCTAGAGGTTGTAGGAGCCTGTGATATGACAGTCGCCCTTGTGGTTAAACCTGCTGATGTATCCCACCTAAATGTACCACCTTTGTGCACCGTAGCTATTAAATCTTCTCCAAAGTTATCAAAGCTCCAATTTCTACCATCTAGTGTAACTGTTGAAGTAGATCTTGGTGTATTCCAAGTGCCTGTGTTCCAAGTGCCTATACCCCAACCATAACCATACACAGAAGCATCTGGCCCAATACTAATTTGATAATTAATGTTACCAGTGCCACCACCTCCAGAAGTAGATCCAGAAGCGTTGCTTGTTTGTGTTACAACGTAATTATTTGAATCTGTTATTGATGTTATTTCAAATTCAGCATTCATGTCTAAACCGTCAATAGCACTAAAAGAATCAAAGGTTACAAAATCACCAAGAGAAGCTTGATGGCCATTATCTGTAACAGTGACGTTGTTAGTTCCATTTGTCGTAAACGGATTGGATATGCTGCTTGTTGTTTTTCTAATAGGTGTAACATCAGCAATTGTACCCTCTGTATAAATATAAAATTTTCTATCTGTTCCGAGAGCCGTGTACCTTACACCATCTAAAGATGTCCATGCATGAATATCTCTCGCTACACCTATAAGTGTGTCATCAATAAGTTTTTGCCAACCACCCACTTTTTGTGGCAAACCATAATGAAATCTTACATTGTCAGAGTCTATCCAACGTCCTTCAGCGCCATATTCGGTGTTTTGTTTATCTATTCCTGGTGCAAAATTTAATTTTGTTAAAGGCATTATATTCTCAAAAATCTAAATTCTACTAAACCATCGCCACCTGAACCACCAGGAGCGCCTTGCTCAGTTCCTCCACCGCCACCGCCTCCACCTTGGGAGCCAGCTTTACCAAATTGTCCAGACTCAGGAGCGCCACCGTTACCTGCATCACCTCCTGCACCAGCAGTTCCTGCTAAATTAACAAAAGATGCACCTCCTGGAGATCCAACACCATTAGCATTATCACCTGAATATCTGACACCATTTGTGCCATTCGTTCCATCACCTTGTTGATTAAATGAAGCACGAGGTCCGCTTGTAAAAGTAGTGATATCAAGACCGTCTGTGGTTGTCCCAGTAGAAACTGGAGTTGCAAATCCTGTCCTTGTGCCACCTACACCTGCAACTGAGGCAGGAGCTGATACTCTACCACCTGTAGACACTGCGCCAGATCCACCATTTAAAGTAAATATAGGTCCTGTTGTTGCACCAGATAAAGTTGTAGCACCACCTGTTGTGCCTTGTGTATTAGTTGGTGGTTCACCTACACCGTTACCACCTGTGCCACCAGCACCTATTTCAAAACTCAATATTTCACCACCTGTCACAGTGAAAACCATATCTGATATAAATGCACCAGACGCACCTCCACCGCCACCATCTTCAAAGCCAGCTTGATCGTAGTCTAAACCACCACCTCCACCGCCGCCTCCAGCGACTGCTTTTTGTATATGTATTTTATTAGCTAAAGCTGGTACTCTTGTTGTTAAAATTTGTGTGGTGTCACTAAAAACTTGAAAAAGAGTAGTTTCGAAGATGTTATAAAACTCTTTCCATACGCCTCCAGTTTTGACGTATCCATTTAATATTGTTTTGTTTGTAAAACTTGTAGAGTCTCTACAATACATTTGATCAGGTGTATCACCCGATGTATCTAGTATTCTCCAATCTCCACCATCTTTAACATACATTGGCATGGCACTTTATGATACCTTCAACCAAATATCTCCGTCACTACCACCTGTAGGATCTCCTGTGCTTACAGTTCTATTTCCATTAGCATTTGTACCCGCAGTTGCAGATATAAAAGCTTGCACGTCAGAACCAATTGCAACACCTAAATTTGTTCTTGATGTACTTGCAGCAGATACATCGTTAAGGTTATTACTTGGTTTCAAAACGCCAGTAACAGCAGCACCAGAAAATTTATACTTAATAGATTCGTATGTTGGCATATTATTTCTCCAGTAGTTTCCAACCAAATGTTGCCCCAGAGTAAACAAGAGCAAAAGCTGCTCCTTCTGTTGCAACCGTAAGGTCTGATGTTTGTCCATCTATTTTATGGCTATTTCTTCCAATAGTCAAATTAGCTGTATCAAAGGTATTAGCGAGATCAACAAATCGTATTTCATCGCCTACAGCAGCCGTAGCTGGTAGTGTGATTGTAAAAGCTCCACCTTGTGTATCTGCAAATATTTTATCTCCAGCAAAAGCTGTATAGGTAGTTGTTTTTGTTAACCAATCACTACCTTGAGTTTGTATTTCAAACCAGTTTGTAGCATCAGTTGATAAGAAAACGTTTCTATTAGGGTTAATGACAAAAGTATTACCACTACCACCAAGTCTAGCTGTAATTGTTTTAGTAGTGCTTGCATTTCTTAAAAAATATAATTTTTCTACAGCAGGAAATTGTATA